TTTGCCATCTCGGATGGGGCCTCGGCGGTCAACACTACGCCAACGTCCCTCTCGGGCTATGCTCGACTCAGTGCCTCGCAGGTCTTTACGGGCGCCAACACCTTCACCTCCTCGGTGGACATCACTGGCCCAGTCTCCGTCAGCGCCAGCGCCGCCTTCACTCGCCCCGTCGATATCCGCGCCACCCTCTCCGTGACGGGATCTGCGGCATTCACGGGGGCCGCCACCTTCACCTCTGCGGTGGCCATCAACGCCCCTCTCTCGGTGACTGGGGCCGCCGTCTTCACGTCCACGGTCAACATCTCCAAGTCCCTCGTGGTGGCCGCCACCGTAGAGTCCACCCTCGGGGGCGTCAAGTTCCCGGATGGCACCCTGCAGAGCACTGCCGCCACAAGTGCTTCGGGCATCCCCGCAGGCTCCGTCTTCGACTACGCGGGTACTGCGGCCCCCAGCGGCTACCTGCTGTGCTTTGGTCAGGCGGTAAGCCGCACCACCTACTCAGATCTCTTCACGGCCATCGGCACCACCTTCGGCTCCGGTGACGGCAGCACCACCTTCAACCTCCCTGACCTGCGTGGTCGTGTCGCCGCTGGTAAGGACGACATGGGTGGCAGCGCCGCCAACCGCATCACCTCGGGGGGAAGCGGCATCACGGGCACCACTCTGGGTGCCTCCGGTGGTACGCAAACGCACACCCTCACCACCACCGAAATGCCTGCTCACACCCATACTGGCGCTCTGGGCGCGGGATCGTTTGTCGCGCAAGGTGCGTGTGGCTCCGGTGGAAACGTCAATACGGGATCTACCGGCGGCGGTGGTGCTCACCAGAATACCCAGCCCACTCTCATACTCAACAAGATCATCAAGACTTGAGGCTGACATGCGCGTCACGGTCATCTTTCCCGACAACGCTGTGTACGTGGATGGCGTCCATCGGCACGTGGCGCTTCCTTCCTACGATCCCAATTGGCGGGCCATCCAGTGGTACGACACCTACGGTGTCGTGGAGGTCAAGGTTGGGGTACCCCTTCTGGTCGAGGACTTTGAGGTGGTAGCTCCCTTCGTGCAGGCGTGGGAAGCCGTGACGCCAGCCCCCGTGGTGCCTCAAGGGCAGCCTGCCACGGGCGTCGAGGAAATGTGAGATGCAGCAGCACTCCTTCTCCGCCATGGGCCAGACCTACGTCAGGTATGTCTTTGCTGCGGGAGAGGGGCTGCCCAAGCACATCCACGACGTGGACCACCTGACCATCGTGGCGGCGGGCAGGATAAAGGCTGCCACCGATACCCGCGAAGTCGAGCGCACTCCTTCGGATCCGCCCATCCTTTTTAGGGCTTCCCGCTTCCATGAGATCGTCGCCTTGGAAGACAACACCATCGTGCTGAACGTCTTTGGGGGCGGCAATGGATGAGCATACCAAGACCCTCGTGGATACCGCCAGCGTCGCCACGGTGGTAGGCACCCTCGCCGGAATCCTTCCCGCCATCGCCGCCATCTTCACCATCGTGTGGACCGCCATCCGCATCTACGAGTCCAAGACGGTGCAGGACTTCCTCAAGAGGCGCAAAGGTGGCTGACGGCATCGCATCTCCCCGCCTCATCTCCGTAGGTGCCAAGGCTGGCATCAACCGCGAACTCACCAAGTATGCGGGCGAGGGTGGCTGGTACGATGGCGACAAGGTGCGCTTCCGCTTCGGCCAGCCCGAGAAGATTGGGGGTTGGCAGAACATCAATGGCGTGGGGGATAGCGTTACCGTCCCGGGCGTGGGCCGCTCCCTCTTCACGTGGGTCAACCTGGCGGGCACCACCTACCTGGCGGTGGGCACCAACTCCCACCTCATGGTGTGGGACGGGGGCAAGTACTACGACATCACCCCCGTGGATACCTCCGTGTCCGCCTCCAACATCATCAGCACATCGGCGGGCTCCACCAACATCACCGTTTCCGTCTCCGCCCACGGCCATAGCACCGGCGACTACTTCTACTTTACCTCCGTGGCAACCACGGTGGGCGGCAACGTCTACCCCGTCTCGGCTCCCCTGGGGGGATTCCCCATCACGGTGGTGGACGCCAACTCCTTCACCATCGACACGGGCGTCACGGCTGCGGCCACCTCGGCTTCGGGCGGGGGCCTCGCAACCGGCTTCTTCCTCCACCCCTCCGGTTTCGCCAGCAACGCTCCCAGCTTCGGGTGGGGCGCAGGCGTATGGAGTGGCGGCCAGGGTTGGGGAACTCCCGCTTCCTCCGCCTTCGTGGCCCCGCTGCGCTACTGGAGCATGGACAATTGGGGCGAGGACCTGGCGGCATGCCCTCGCAGCGGAGGCATCTACTACTGGGATAGCAGTGGCGGTGTGGCAAACCGAGCTTATGAGGTTACCGCCTCGCCCACCCAGAACACCCAGATCCTCGTCAGCCCAGAGGACCGCCACCTCATCACCTTCGGGTGCCCCGATGCCCTCACGTCGGTGGTTAACCCCCTCTACATCAGGTGGTGCAGCCAGGAGAACATCAACGACTGGACAGCCAGCGCCACCAACACGGCGGGCGACAAGGTCCTCTCGGGCGCATCCAAGATCGTGGCGGCGCGGCGCACCCGTGGCCAGATCCTCATCTGGACCGACGAGAACCTCTACAGCATGCAGCAGGTGGGTCCCCCCTACACCTTCGGGTTCCAGCTCATAGGTACCAACTGCGGCACCCTTGGGCAGCATGCCATGGTGGAGGTTGCGGGCCGTACCTTCTGGATGGCCGATGAACGCTTCATGGTCTACGATGGCGCCGCTGCCCAGCCCATCAAGTGCGACGTGCTGCGCTACGTCTTCGAGGCCCTTGATCGCACCCAGCTTGACAAGATCACCTGTGGGAGCAACACCTCCTACAACGAGGTTATCTGGTTCTACCCCACCACCTCAGGGGAAGTCGATAGCTACGTCATCTACAACTACATGGAGGCGACGTGGAGCATCGGCACGATGGTGCGCACGGCGTGGATCGACCAGGGGATTGCCACCTACCCCATCGCCGCCGGGTACGATGCCAGCGCCACCAAATTGTACTACCACGAGTATGGCAACGATGCCGATGGGCAGGCCCTGGCCTCCTACATCGAGAGCAACCTCTTCGACCTCGATGCGGGTCAGGAACTCATCTTCATGGATCGCATCATCCCCGACTTCTCGGATCGCAACGGGGAGACGCTGCCGGGCAACATCGAGATCACCCTGCACACCCTCAAGTATCCCAACACGCCGGTTGCGCAGGAGATCACCAAGGGGCCCTTCACGGTGTCGGCGCAGACCCAGAAGATTGATATGCGCATACGGGGCCGCCATGCATATTACCGCATCGAGGGTGACGGAGTCAACACTTCTTGGCGCCTGGGTGCCATGCGCTTCCGCATCGCGCAGGATGGCCAGCGATGAAGCCCCTGCTTCCCCTTCCTCCCGCATCCCTGCAGCCCGACGCCCAGCGCAGTTGGGGCGAGCTGGTGCGCGTCCTCAACCTCTACCACGGGCAGGTGGTGACGGGACCCGCAGTGACAGGCTACGCGGTTTCTGGTACAATACCCACCAGTGCTACCATAGATCTTGGTAGCATCAATGTTACTGCGGTGGCCTATACAGTAGTGAAGCTCCTCAGCGACCTGCAGGATAAGGGACTCGTAAAGGTGGACAAGACATGAGTGGATACGAAGGCCAAGGCACCTCGATGTCGGACACCTCTCCCTCGGACTACGGGGGATGGAGCATGGCCTACGAGGTTGCGCAGCCTGCTGCCCAGAGGGGAATCCCCGGCAGCACAAGTTACACTGGTACCGTTGAAACTGAATCTGGCCCGAGAGGGTATGCCCTAGGGCCTGAGAATTTTGGTCCCGCGCAGTTCAGCCAGCCGGGTAACATCTCCGTGGGTCCTGCCGGTACCTTCATGGATACCATTGATGCGTTCTTTGGCAATCCCGCCAACGTGGCCCGCAGCGTTGGTACCTTCGCTCCGGGATTCAATGCTGTATCGGGGTTGGCTCGTGGCGTGGCCTCGGGGCTTGGCTCCCTTGCGGAAGCCGTGGGCCTCAAGGGCAGTGCCCCTTCCGAGTTGGCTCCCAGTGACGACCCCTCCGTGGATGCCTACGGTACGCGCGACAGCCGTGACAATCTCATGGCCCAGATGCCGCAGGGAATCTACCAGTCTCCCATCTCCCAGTATGCTGGTCTCTCTCCCTACGCCAACAGGCCAGGGGTCTCTGCCGTGGTGCAGGCTCTCCAGAGCAATCCCTTCCTTGGGGTAATTCCCAACGTGGCGGCAACCTACCTTGCGCGCGGGGGCTACGTCCCGGGCAAGAGCGGCGGCATGGATGACGACGTGCCCGCCATCATCGACGGCAAGCAGCCTGCCCGTCTCTCCTCCGGGGAGTTCGTCTTCGATGCCGCCACCGTGGCTGCTTTGGGGGACGGCAACAACGCGGCGGGAGCCAAGAAGCTCGAAGAGATCCGCAAGGCAATTCGCAAGAAGGCCTACGGGCACGAGAGGCAGCCTCCCAAGAACTACGACATCGCAACCCTCATGGCACGGACGTAGTTGCACATGAGCCCTCACCATGATATAATGCACTACCCGGGATAGGATACTGGCCATGGCTTCACTTTGGGACCAACTCACCAAAGGCTCCACGACTTCGACGCCTACCACCACGGTGACGGCGGCGGAGCTTCCCGACTGGGCGGCCAACATCCAGCGCAACATCCTGGAGTCTGCCGCCAAGGCCATGCCGGAGTACCAGTACTATGACCCGGCGCGGCGCATCGCACCTCTCAGTGACATTGAGCAGCAGGCGATTGCCGCTACTCCTACTGCCGCTTTCGCCTATCAGCCGGGACTGGCTGCTGGGATGGCTTCTGCCCTGCAAGGCACAAGGGGTGTGCAGGACATCGACCTCGCGCAGTACATGAATCCCTACACGCAGCAGGTCACCGATATCGCCAAGCGCGAGGCCATCAGGGACTACGAGAAGATGCGCCCGCAGATCGGCTTCCAGGCTTCTCGCGTGGGTGCTTTTGGTGGTGCGCGCCAGGGCGTCGTGGAGTCGGAGGCCGAGCGCAACCTTGGCCAGCGCCTGGCGGACATCCAGTCTACCGGGCAGGAGAGGGCATACAAGGCTGCCACGGATCTCTTCGGCGAGGAGGCCAAGCGCCAGCTTCTGGGTGCCGACCTTTTCCGCCAGCTTGGAGCAGCGGAGCAGGGCATGGCTCTGCAGGGCCTCCAGTCCGTCCTCGGGGCACAGGCCCTTCCGCGCCAGCTTGAGCAGCAGCAGCGGGACCTCGCCTTCCAGGAGCAGATGCGCAAGGAGGGCTACGATCTCGGGCAGATCGAGCGCCTCAGCCAAATCTTCCGTGGTGTAGCTCCGCAGGCTACCACCACTACCACGGGCCAAGTTATCACTCCGCAGGCTTCTCCTCTCACCACGGCGGCTGGCACTCTTCTTACTGGTGCTGGTATCTACAACCTTGCTGGGTCTACCACCAAGGCAGGCGAGACTTACTACAATCCCATCAAGAATGCTCTCAGCGGTGGATGGGAATACCTCAAGTCTCTATCTCCGTGGGGATAAAATGCCCACGAACGAAGAACTCGACAAGTTCTATGAGAAGTTGATGGCGAGTGGGCAGTTCCCCTCGTCGCTCTTCGGCATCTACTATCGCGAGACGGGCAACGAGAAGAACAAGGCCACCGCAGGCAGGGGCACCCGCTACGTAGGTCCCATGCAGCTTGGCCCTGAGGTCGAGAAGGTCATGGGCATTGATCGCAATGACCCGTACCAGAACATCACCGGGGGCCTGGGCTACGCCAAGAAGCTGCAGGATATGTTCAACGACGAGCTGAAGGGCATCGCCGCCTACAACTGGGGACCCACTCGCCTGCGCCGCCACATCGCCAAGCACGGGGATGACTGGCTTGGCAAGCTCCCGGAACCTGTTCGTCGCTATATCCTTTACGTCCACAGCATGAATCCCAAGTTCGAGAACTCCATCCCCACGGGCATGCGCGAGATGGAGGAACTTGGTTCCCGTCCGCCGCACGAGGAGTTCATCCAGGGCCTCTCGGACTTCCCGCCTTCCCCCCGACCCAGGACCTACTGACATGCCTGACATCTCTCGTATCGAGGAAATGGGACCGGATGAACTCAGGAGGTTCAAGAGCACTCCCGAGTATCTTAGGCTTCCGGCTTCTCGCAGGGAGTACATTACCAATCTGGAGCGGATGCGTCGGCTTGAGCGTACCATGCCGGGAGGTATTCCGCAGGCCGTAATCGAGCGTCCTCCCGAGGCCGGAGGTTTTCCGACTCCAGCCTTTCGAGAGCAGTACCTTGAGAGGCGAGGGGCGGAACGTGCCGAAACCCCGCAGTACAGGCCCTCTGCGGAAGACCTCACTGCCGAAGCCATTGCAGGCAGGGCTCTCAGGTCTTTCCTCCCATCCCCGCCAGTTGCCGAACCACCTCCTCCGCCTCCCCCGGCACCTCCGGCACCTGCCCAGGAGCAGCCTCCGGAGAGCACGGTGGATGCCATGCGGCGCTTCCTTGGTCAGCCCGGTGCTGGTGGGGGAGGTCGTGCCTTTACCGTGCAGCAGGGCAAGTTCGAGGACCCGGAGGCGTACAAGCAGCGCGTGATGGCGGAGCTTCCCGAGGAGCGCAAGGCACAGCCCACGTACAAGGCTGACCAGGGCATGGCTCTCCTTGAGACCGGCCTCAAGATCTTGGCTGGGCAGCCCAAGCTGGGGCAGGGTGCCCTTGGCCAGATCGCCGGTCCCGTTGCCGAGGGCGTCAGGGAGTACCGTGGCGAGCGCGAGAAGCAGCGCCTCAGCGAGAAGGAAGAGGCCAAGGAGTCCCGCGAGGACAAGCTGCGCATGGCCGGGATCAAGCGCGACATCGAGAACTCTGTTTTCGAGCGCGACAAGGCCATCAAGACCTACAACCTCGAAACAGACAAGCTGCGTGAGATGCAGCGCCACAACATGTCCAGCGAAGCCCTGTCGGCCCAGAGCCAGAAGGTTGCCATGGCCGGGGTCCTCGTGCAGAGCGCCCACGTGGACATCGCAAGGGATACGCTCAAGGCCAACCTTGCGCGTCAGCCCTCCCAGATCTTCCGTGACCTTGAGTCCAGTGGTGTCATCGCCACGGTGTCGGAGCTGCAGGGCAAGCGCGAATCCGGTGCGCGCCTCACTCCGCAGGAGAGTGCCGAGTTGGCGCGAGCCACCCTGGAGATCGGTCTCAAGACCGGCAACTACGCGGGCCTGCTGCGCAGTGACACGGCACAGGATCGAGTTGCCGCTAACAACGCTGCTGCCCTCATGAAGCAGGCTCAAGCTGCAGCCGCGCAGGGGAATGATGAGGAAGCTCGTAAGCTACAGGCGCGCGCCATGCAGTTCATGATGCAGTCGATGGGCCTCTCCACGGAGGCTCCCGAAGCGCCTCAAACTCTCATACGTCCTCCGTCCAGGTAACCATGGCCGACACCAAGTATGAATGGGATGGTAGCAAGTACGTCCCGTTCAAGAACACTCCGGGTGCCTATGTCATCGAGTGGGATGGCATGGACTGGGTGCCCAGCAAGAACCCCGAGGGGCCCGGTGCCTTCACGAGGGGCCTTGCCACGGGGTGGGAGCAGACCAAGGGTCTCCTCAGCGAGGCTCTCCCGGCCATGGCGCAGTCTGCCCTTGGCTCCG